CCGGTAACCGTTTGTCTGACATGGAGTTTGACGAGATCAGTCTTGTCAATCGTCCGGCCAATCAACTTAGCAAGGTCGTACTTTTCAAAAGCGATGTAGAGGAAGCTCAAATGAGTGACGAGATCGTGCCCGAAGAAATTGATGATGAAGCGGCTGAAGATTCAGTCGATAAGGGACATGGCTACGGCAAGACCAAGAAAAAAGGTAAGCGCCGTAAAGGTGTCCCGGTTTCAGAAATCAATATCGATGATGAAGAAGGTGATGTAAAAGTCATGTCCAAAGATGACGATACAGTTGAGCTTCCCGGCGAGGTGTACGAATACATCGCAGCACTGGAAGCGACAAACGCTGAATTGACAGATCAAGTCAATAAAGCGGCTGAGTCTCAAGAGCCAATTGAAGAACCAGCGGGAGAAGACATTCTTAAATCTGCTGATCCAGCAATTGTACAAATTGTAAAGGCGGCTGAAGAACGCGCTGAAGCGGCAGAAATGATCGCCAAAGCAGAACGTGACCACCGCCTTGAGCGTGAGTTTGTCTCCAAGGCAGCTACGCTTGACCAGCTTGGGGTCGATTCAGAAGAATTTGGTTTAGCCCTTAAAGAAATAGCAGACAATGTTTCAGAAGAAACATTTACGAAGGTGTTCAAAGTACTTGAGGGTGCCAATGGCAGCCTTGATTCTGCGAACCTGTTCAGTGAAATTGGAAAGTCCGGCGACTTCGACAACAGCCCTAGCGATGAAATTTCCAAAGCGGCAGCGAAGCTACGGTCGGTAGATCCATCTCTCACTGAAGAAGGCGCAATAGCAAAAGCTGTTGAAGCTGATCCATCCCTATACACAGCCCACTTGCGAGGTAACTGATAATGGCAATTGAAGGCGCACAGCCATTCCGCATCACTCTCGAAGCCGCTGCTGACCTATCGGCCTTGCAGTATTACTTCGTTAAAGTTGACGCTAACGGAAAGGCGGCGGCCTGTGCGGCTGCCACCGACATTCCGTGCGGCGTTCTACAAAACACGCCCACTTCAGGGCAAGCCGCTGAGATAACTGTGACTGGTGAGACAAAAGTTTCATCGAATGCAGCGCTTACGGCGGCAAACATTATTGGCACCGCTGCTGACGGACAGGCTGCTGCCTACGTCGCTGGCACCGATACCACTAAGTACCTAGTTGGCCAAATGCTCGTATCTACGGGTGGAGCAGATGTCATTGGCACGGCTATCGTTAATTGCGCTGGCATAGGCCGAGGCGCTTGAGGAGACTGATATAAATGCCACAGCCAACTTCTTCTGACGTGCATGTTGATGCGATACTGAGCAATATTTCAGTCGCATACATTCAAGCACAAGCTGCATTCATTGCGAACCGTGTATTTCCTGCGGTTCCAGTGGAAAAGCAATCAGATAAATATTTCACATACACCAAGGGCGACTGGTTCCGTGACGAGGCAGCATTGCGTGCCCCTGCCACCGAATCTGCCGGTTCTGGTTACAACCTAAGCACTGCTACCTATAGCACGAATGTTTATGCATTCCACAAGGACGTAGACGATCAGGTTCGTAACAATGCTGATGCCCCTATTAATGTTGACCGGGACGCGACACAGTTCGTGACTCAAAGGATGCTTCTGCGTCAAGAAATTGACTGGAACACTAACTACTTCACGACGGGGGTATGGGACACCGATGTTGTCGGTGGAACCAACTTCACCAAGTGGAGTAATTATGCTGGTTCGGACCCAATCGAAGATGTTGAAGCGGGTAAAGCGACCATTCTAAATTCGACTGGTTTCCTGCCCAACACTTTGGTCCTTGGTTACGATGCCTTTAGGCAACTGCGTAACCACCCGGACATTGTTGACCGGATTAAATACACTTCTTCCGAGGTGCCCACCGAAGGCGTGCTTGCACGTTTGTTCGGGGTGGACCGTGTGCTAGTTGCACGTGCTATTAAGAACAGTGGCGCTGAAGGTGCCGCTGTATCAATGGCATCGGTTCACGGCAAAAATGCGGCGCTCTACTACGTCGCACCTGCGCCGGGTCTGTTGACTCCATCGGCTGGATACCAGTTCGCATGGCGTGGCGTAAGCGACGGCATGGGGCAGAACATTGGTATCACCCGGTTCCGCATCCCCGAGATTCGTGCTGATCGCATCGAAGCTCAGATGGCTTGGGACTACAAGGTCGTTGCAACTGACCTCGGATACTTCTTCTCAGCCTGCGTAGCGTAAGGAGCTAGCCAATGCCCAACTTAGTAACACAAGGAGAGGCGATATTTGGTGAGGCTGTTCTCAGTGACGGCGGTTCAAATGCGGGTGCGCCCGTTGCAAGGACTGCTGTTATCACTATGACTGCCGCTACTGGTGCTGGTGGTGCCTTTAACTGGGTAAACCCAACTGGAAAACGCATATTGATTACAAGCGTTGCTATCGATGTCACTGTTGCTGCAACTAGCGGCTCGATTGATGTCGGTGTCGAAGCTATTTCGACCTCTGATGACACACTTATAGATGGTGGCGCGGTGAACGCCATTGCTGTTATCAATTCAGGCGATAACAGTGGCACCAATGGTGCGCTGATGCGTGCCGCCGCCGCTGGTCAATATGTAACCGGAAGTATCACTGGCACTATCGGCTCATTTGCCGGTACGGCCTATATCACTTACGTTCCCTTTGTAAGCTAACAATAGATCGAGGAGTGACCTCAGTGTCCACAGATCCTTTAATTTCGGCTGTAACCCCTAAGACAGATTGGTATATCATTCTCCGACCGTTTCACGGTGGGGATGATGAGCTTCTGCTTAGGGGTGAAGTCGTTAATGCGTCAGAATGGTTACCGCACCGTAGGGATACTTTGGTCGAAATGCGTTATGTCGCACCATTGCCTGCCGGTGCTGATCTTCCCGAACCGGGTGATGGCGGTAAACGCATTATTGAATTGACCGAAGAACAAGAGG